AACATTGACATCATAAAGTATGAAACGCTATATGGCTCTAATCGCGTTATTGCAGTAGAGGATCGGGGCACACTGACCGCTGCTACTAGAAACGTAACAATCGACGATAGAATGCAGGTCGATCCGGGCGAGACGCTAATAAAAAGATTTAAGGTTAATGCATCGCTTGAAAGCGTTAATCAACCAACTCTAGTTTCTGCAATTAGCGAAGTTCCATATCCCTTAACTGGCGGCTTTGGGGAATATGTAGTTGTTGGAAATGATGATCTACCAATTCAGCCATCTCAGTGGATCGATCAAGGCGGCAGCTTAACTGTATCTATTACAGAAAACCCAAATGAGATTGAGCTAATAATCGTTGCACCGCCAGCCCCGTCTTTGCCAACTGCTGACGATCCAACAGAGCTTACCCTTGCGCCTTATAAGATTGGAGTTGAGTCTTCTGGCGATGAAGACTATCCGGCTCTATACATAACTGGCACTGGTGTTTTCTTTGAGCGCAAAACAAAATCCTTTATTACAGGCGCTTCTGATGAATATACTGCAAAAGAAAATGCCACAGAAATTGATAATCCATTTATGACAACCGACCATAACGTATCGACTCGTGGGGTTGCTGCAGCTCAGGCTCAATGCGGTCCGCAAATACTACTTAGCTTTTCTGTTTCTAATGGGGTTACCTTTGGGGATACAATTGGAAATGTCTTTAATTATGAAAGCAATAAGTATAGACTTTCGTCTATACAATTTTCAGACTCTGAAGTAGCGGTTGATGCCATCGGCTGTGCCAGAATTAGCGACTTTAACTCCAAGTGGACTGGAAAAACTTTTACTAACTTTAAATCCATAGCACTTGATCCGACTCTCTATCCAACACAGGCTTTGACGTTTAATGAATTTTCAGTAATCCCATTAATGGAGGCACAATAATGCAATGGTACAAAAACTACCTGGCTTCTGAGGTTCAGCCCTGGGCCAGGCAAGTCCAGAAAGAAATTGATAACGTTAAGGCAAACTTCCAAAGCGCAGAAGTTAATAATGTAAAAAGAGACGATCAGCTTGCATCATCACTTCGTCAGGTTCAGAGCGCTGCAAATGCTGCCAGCGATGCTTCAACGCAAGCTACTGCAGCCGCGGCACAGGCAAACACTGCAGCAACTAATGCACTCGCCGCCGCTAATACTGCAAACACATCTTTAAATGGGCTGGTTAGTTTAGGTACTGATGGCAGTAGCTACTCGGTTCATGGCGGTAACATAACGGCCAACACGATTACAGCAAATGAGATTAGTTCTGCATATGTATATGCGGGAAATTTAAGTGCTGGTCAGATTACTAGCGGAAGTCTTAGCGCAGATCTTATTTCTGGTGGCACTATAGACGCAAGTAATATCTCTGGTGTAACCATTACTGGTACTACGATTACTGGTGGTTCAATAAATTCTAGCGGCACTTTTAGTACATCTTCTGGGGGAAGGACTACAACCCTTGGCAACGGAAATTTAAGTATTTCTGGACCAGGGGGAACCGGCGGAATAAGTAGTCTAAGTGGTTATGGAATAGTTCTCCAATCTAGTAATGAAATTTTAGTAAGTGCAGCAAATGGAATTTCTGGTCCTAAATCAAGTTTTGACACCCATGAGGGTAATGGATTTGTAACAGTTAGGGATAACACTGTTTCTGGTAGCAGTTTTCCAGCTAACGTTTTTATATCTTCTGCAAATGGAAATATGGCTCGTAAAACAGATGCTTCTGAGCGTAGATTAAAAGAAAATATTGAAAATTTTGAATTTGATACTGATGCGTTTATATCCATAAATCCAGTTACTTTTAACTATAAACGTGATGCAGTATCTACAGATGAGCAAGCAGAAGCTCTAAATGTTGGTTTTATTCTTGATGATTTTGAACAAGCTGGAATTTCAGATTTTTTAGTTTATCAAGCAGAGGGCGACAGCTTTAAACAGCTCAGATATGACCTTCTTGCTATTTATTTACACAAGGTTGTACAGACTCAAAATGAAAAAATTAAAACGCTAGAGGCCCGACTTGAGGCTCTAGAGAATACGGTACAATAGATACATGGCAAATACTACTAAGGGCATAACCTACCCAACTTCAAGCGATAGCATAGCTCCACTTGAAACACATTTTGCAAACCTTGCAAATAGTGCAGACAATGCTGGGGTGGTTTCTGGATCTTATAGTTTTACTGGGCCATCAGATACCTCTAGTCCAGTGAACATTGTCGTGCCCTATGGCGTAACTCTTTCAGGCAACCCAGTTGTCGTTTGCAATGTTCGTGGTGGGGCGGGTGCAAGTGGTTATGTTGCAACCATTTCCGGTACTACAACAACTACAAATTTCACGGCTCGTGTTCATAGACTTGCTGGTACTGGAGCTGACTCCGCATTGTTTATTGACTGGATAGCAAGCGACTACAGCTAAAGGCGATTATGACTTGGAAACTACCATTCCCAGATAAATATGTAACTGGTGAATTTGGCACTCGTAGTAAGTTCAGACTTGCTAACAATCTTGGACCCCATAGGGGTACTGACTGGTCGAAGCCAGAGGGGACAAAGATCCCGGCAATTACTAGCGGAACCGTCGTTCTCGTCCAGTACAGCAAAATGCTTGGATGGTGCCTTGTGCATACTGGCTGGGCAGAAAATAAGACTTGGCACATTGGGTACTCTCATCTTATGGAAGAGCCAAAATTAAAAGTGGGTGACAAAGTCAAGGTTGGTCAGACAATCGGATTGATGGGCTCCACCGGCACCGCTTCAAGCGGGCCTCATCTTCATGCCACCCTAGGAACTGGCCCAAAATCTATTTTTATTGGTAAGGTCTACGATTTGAAAGCTTTTATCAAAAAACAAGCCACAGAATCGTCTGAGAAGCCACAAAAGCCTACCCCTAAGGAAAAGACCCCATCCAAGGGGTCAAAGCCCTCAAAACCCACTACAGCGGCTCCTAGGCCCAAAAGCCCTAAATCAGGGGGGTAAGATGGCCGGTCCGTCGTGGAAGCACAGAAGGCGCTTAATCTATGCAGCCTTTGCCCTAAGCGTGGGGATGATTGTTTTTGGTGCCGCTATTTATGCTAGTGACACCGAGGTTGCAGCTCAGTTAATTATTGGCGGAGTTGCATTAATATCCATAATACTCACAGCTTATACAGCCTTTGCGACTTTTGAGGATGTAAAATTGTGGAAGTCAGAAGATAGGAATGAAGAATGACTCAAATTGATCCAGAGGTTCGTCGTTGGATTTACGGCGTAATTGCAGCAACCGTGCCACTACTTGTAATGGTTGGTTCACTAACCGATGAAGTTGCTCAGCAAGTTATGAATATCACAGCGGCCATTTTGGCAGTTGGTGGTTCTGCACTAGCAATTAGCAACGTTCCTGATGGGACAAAGAAAAAGTAAAATGTCAGACATGGCGAGAGACTTTACTGAAGTATTAGTAGCAATAGGGCGCATTGAGGAAGGCATCAAGGGATTGCGCGAATCTATTGAAAGACTAGAAAAAAAGTCCGACGCACAAGATAACGAGATACAAGAAATGCAGCTTGAAATCAGGCAGCTTAAGACACAGCGGAGCACGGTTAGGGAGAACGTGGCTCTTGCTTTGTCAATTATGGCAGTTGCAATTACTGGTATTGCTAATCTTCCATGGTGAGTCTAGCATTTGTCATTTCAGAATAAACCAAACAAGTTTGACATTTTCTTTCTTTACAAACCCTATCACAATGATCACACTCAAAATGCGGAATTGATGGTTTATATTCCCCATCAACCCTAGTTATCTTTAACGGGTTTTGACAGCTACAAATTAATGTTACCGTAAAAGCAAAACCGTTTTCATCATAATAAAAAATGGACGCGCTATCGTCTTCTTTTTTCTTTTTCTTTTTAAAAAATCTATCAAAGAGGCCAGACATCAAATCCCCCTTGTGTCGCTGCTTCCCTCTGCTTTTTTGGACTTTTGCCATTTTCCGCAATCCGTGCACTGGAATCTCCTGTATTTGCCAGTCGAGCTGACTTCATAGCCCCTGCTTTGTAGTTTCTGTGATCCGCACACAACGCAACCAGTAGTAAGTTGGTCATAAAGTTTTCTGTTTGGATGATTGGGTATCCACGGCTTTAGCTTTTCATAAAGATCGACTAAAAGATTTACGTCCTGAATCTGGTACTTCTTCATCTCGCGCCAAGCAGACTTATCTCCAGCCATACACTTTACCCAAAGTTCAAAACCAGAGTGCTGTACTTTTGCTCCAACGCCAAGGGTTTGTGCAACATAATCAAGCTTGTTGCTAGGAAATTTAAACTGTGACTTAACGGCTAGCATCAAATCCATTTCCTTGTAGGGAGAGGGCGGTTTCATGCCAGCCTCAAGCAATTCACGCTTTAAGTGCTTTGAGTCAAAAGCTTTGGAATTCCAGCCCACAAGAACATCTGCCTCATCTAGAAGGCGGTGGATCTCTTTTAGCATTTCTTTTTTACCATCGTGATGAACTGATTTAAAAATAACGCTTTTTTGACCATGCCAGCGAGCGCCGAAGCAAAGTATTTCCGTCGAGGACACAATTTGCCCAATGCTTATGTCTTGCTGATGAAGTCCCCAAACATAAGCAAGATTTGGGGTTGTTTCAATATCTAAATATAAAATTTTCATAGCGCCCTTTCGGGAAAAGATCAGTCCAGCTTAACTCGGTTTACCCAAGTTCTACCAGCGTCACCGCCCCAAGCATCCCAAGCAACACGACCGGGAGATGGGTAACCCTTTTCTCCTGCGTTAAACCCAGTTGCCTTTTTGTCAACTGCGTGTCTTGCAAAGTACGATTTCATTCTGGCAACAGTATCACGACCAACTGATCCACCGGATGCAAGCTGTTGGGCGCGTCGCCTTCCGGTAGATGTAAATCCACCGCCAGCCTTGCCATCAGAAATCCACTTTAGGGCTCGCTTAGCCGCAGACTGCACACCGGATGGAATCTTGTAGCCGTCAGCCTCAACAAGTTTAAAAGCCTCATTAAGACTTCCTATCTTGCTAAGAGTCGAAAACTTGTGGCCAACTAGGGTCTCAGTTTCTTCCCAGCCCTCTGGCCCCTCTTTCCAAATTCTAATTAGAGCGGCCGGATCCTCAGCGCTTGCATTAATAGAAAAGTCCGAATCTGGCACGCCCAGGGTGCCGTCCTTCATAACGTGCTCAATGCGGCCACGAGCGGTACCACCGCTTGAGTTCCAACTTACAAAGTCGCCTTCTTTTAGGGCTTCTGGGGCGGCCTCTTTTACTTTCTTACGCATTATCTTCTTTCGGCCAGGCCAACTCAATAGTCGGCAGGTGTCTAATACTTCTAAGATAGATTATAGCGTGCCTTATCGCATCATTTGCGTGGGGCCTTCCTCTTTGATACAAGCCAGCGCCCCTTAGCACATCATCGGAGCATAGGGGCTTTTGGGATGGGGATTGATAAATTGGCTTTACTGGGTTCCAATACTCTCCAGATTCAATGGCTCCAATAATATATACAGGGGTAAGGTCCGGAAACTTTACGCTGGGGCGAAGCACAAAGTCCTCACAGACAATTTGCGCCCAAGATCCCGCCCTAGCCCTGTACCAATCTAAAAATCCTGATAGCCCGCCCTCAACCTGCTCGGCATAAGATAGGATGGGTGGACTAGATAATTCATAATCTAGCTCAGCTAAACCAGTTGTTCCCCCCGGATCAATCGCCAAAATTTTTGGCATTTTTTCTACCCAGCTTCTCTTCTCGTAGAACTTCTATTTTTGATTCTGCCTCAGACAACGCTTCCTGTGCTCTGTGACCGTCATAGGTGTCACGCAAGTTACTCAGAGCTGCCAATACTTCATCAAAAGTATCGCGTATTGCCTGTTTGTAGCCCTGATTAAAAGCTAAAACACCTTGCTTAGCAATAATTTCCTGTAGGTCACTCATCTTGATCCTTTCTGATAATTGTTATAACTATGGCGGTTAGCAGGATGTTGACCACTTGAAACATGAGAACATACTCAATCATTTCTGCTTTCCTTTATCTTTAGTTTTCTACTAATTGAAGACTGCGAAACCCCCGAGAGCCTCATAATCATATTCTGGCTTGTACCCATTTCAATTGCTCTCTTTACTGCCTGATAATCAAAATCACCCATTGACTTTGTAAAGAGAATTTGCCTGAGCGTCTCTAGTGACTCTGGCTCAAAAGATCCGCCAGTCTTATCTGTTTTATTTGTATAGGCTTTGATCTTTGAATGATTGACTCCAGATCCAAATATTTTTGCTATCTGCCTATTGGAAAATAATCCGTAGCGCGAAAGCTCTGTAGTCTTATCGGCAATCTGTTTGTCAGAAAATGTTTTAGCATTTTCCCTAATCCAAATTGCAGTATTGATTGCTTCTAATCTTTTTTCGTCGTTCATACCGTCTCCAAAAATCTTTTGCTTCCATCAATTACAATATTAATTCGAGCCTGAGAGTGAAGAGATTCGATCATATCGTCGAACTCCCTCTTCTTCTTATCCCCAAACTTCTTAAATGCCTCTTCGTAGCGAATTCGGCCACCCTTTGCAACAATGAGTGCCTCTAACGAGTCAACATCTCTCTGCCAGTCTGAAGCAGATATTGCACTAGCCATTCTCACTAGATTTGCAAACCAGCCCTCCGCATAATGAATTGCGACCAGGACGTGCTTTAGCTCAACCCTTAGCGACCTCTCCTGCATAGCGAGTAGGATAGATATCTTCCAAACCGACAATGCAAGTCTCTGCCTTGATGGCTCGATTGATTCTTCGTGCTGATGTCCGCTTGTATATTCGCCCATATCCCATTTGAACTGATTGAACCGAGCTAGTGCCTCATCCGATAATAAAACCGGCACAGGTGGTTCTGGTGATTGATTGAGCCACCATTGATAAGTTTCCAGCAGCGACCTGACAATCTCTTCCATCTCGACATCACGCCTAAAGCTGTCAGCAGAGCTAGCCTGAGAAAGGTCCTCTGATTCCCTTGTGCGCTCTGGGGCATCCGCTACAACATAGATAAACCTAGCCAAAAAGCCTGAGCGGAAGTAATCAGTAGTAAGAATCTCAGCAACTTTACTCGTGATACCCATTAGATACATAATAAAGTTTGTCTCAGCCCTGTCGGTCTGAAGGGCTTTTATGCCAGTGTTCGCACCAGTGGAGCGAAGCATTACTGGAACTTTTCCGTCATATAGTTCTGTGTATTGATCTGCGGCAGCTGACATATATGTCTTAGTTACAAACTCTTTGAACATACCCTGCACCTCGTCTCGGTGGAACATAGATGTCATTTTGTCTCGTCCCGCCAAGTGCTTGACCAATGCCTCACCAGTTGCATTGGAGCCGATGTCGATTTGGTATCCAATTTGATTCTCAAAAGATGAGAGCATCTTTAGCATCAGCGCCCGACTGGTTGATTTTCTGCTACGAGTTGTTTCACCCAGTAGCATAAACCAAAGGTTTAGTCCCATCTTTCCATACTTTGGAGCCGCCACACCCGCTGAGGAGAACACAGCAGACAAGAGGATAAAAGCACTTGCTACTTGATACTCAATCGCTCCATCAGTTTTCTTTTTAGCCCAAGCACAGTATCGGTCAATGAAGGTATGGGTCGAGCTGACTTTAGTCCGCTCTTCCGCGGATAAAAAGTCAATCTTCTTCTCTGGAGCTGGCTCAACATCTAGCGGCTCGATTGCTTGATTGATATCCCCTAAAGACTGTTGCGCTCTCTGGACCTCACGCCACAGATCGCCATCGGCATCCGCCCTCTTTGGTCTCGATGGGTGATGATATTTGTTGCATTTTGCATTTTTAGCAACCACAAAAACTTCTTCTGCAGATAGCCCCTGCCTAAAAAGCTCAAGCTCTAGCCTCCAAAGCATTCTGCTCATATCCGAATTCATATTCGGCTCTTCCATATACAGGGATAAGATTTCCCTATTGCTGGAAATTTTTGAAAGAACCTTTATTAGCTCTGGCGTTTGCTCGGGAAGCGGAAGGTTCGCCAACTCCGGAACGGCCTCAACGGAAACATCGGCATAAGTCTTTTCTATTTCATCAATCGAATACACAACGCCAGTATTATTTGCGCTGACTCGAAATCGCTCTGGGTATTTTAGATTGCTAGTGCCAGCAACTCGAAGTAGCTTAGTCGGGTTCCAGCCAGAAACATCACAGCCCTGGTCTCTGTGTGCGTAGGCAATCTTTTTGGCAATTGTTGCAACCCTCTGCGGGTCTTGTTCGTTATCAAGGATCCAGTAACAGTGCCATCTGTCCTTGGATGTCTCCACGGATATTGATGGCTCAAGTCTAAAGTTGCTCGGGTGACAGGTGTC